GAGCGCGCCCCTCTTAAAAAATGCCCCGGGGGGCCAAAAACTGGGGGTGAAGGCTGGCGGAAGAACTAGCAACATGTTGTATACCTTTTTGTGTCCCCTCTAAAGTATGGAGAAAGTAATCATGACCGATAGCATTCTAGACAGTATCAAGAAGCTACTCGGTATTGAGGCCGAGTACGTGGAGTTTGACACTGACATTATCATCCACATCAACACCGTGTTCGCTGTAGCGCATCAAGTTGGCGTTGGAGATCAGTCGGAACCATTTGTTCTGGTGGATAAGGATCAGGTTTGGGAAGACTTCGTACAAGGAGCAACCCAAATCAACATGGTCAAGACCTATGTCTACCTGAAAGTGAAGCTAGCCTTCGATCCACCTTCAACTTCGTTCGGAACCAACGCACTTAAGGATCAAATCCTAGAGTACGAAGCGCGTCTGAACTATCTCGAAGGTCTGTTCGTCACCGCGACGACAGATTAACAATTATACAGTCCTCGGTAGAGGCGTCAGGGTTGCGAACACAAATACGCCTGCCATGACGTACTCCTTTCAAGAGCGAACGAACTAGACCGCGTTCGAAGTAACCCTGACGCCCCTTCTGGGGACTGTATGACAAACTATTACCATGAGTGGAGGTGACCCATGGCTTCTGAAAAGATTGTGAAGCCCAGACGGCCACCGGCCACGACCGTCGAGGCGCGAGAGAACCAGCTGTCAGCTGCGGCCTATGATTTGGCCGAGAAACAGATTTCTGCCGGCACTGCGTCCTCGCAGGTCATAACTTATTTCCTTAAAGTAGGCGCTACACGTGAACAACTAGAACTTGAGCGTCTACGAAACGAGAACAGGCTTCTCGAATCACGCGCAGACCAAATCGACTCTGGCGCTCGCGTCGAAGAGCTCTATGGCGCTGCAATCACGGCAATGCGAGGCTATAACGGGCAAGGTGAGGTCTAATGCTTACCTATAGTGAGTTAAGGCGCTTCACCACCTTCGAAGAACGCTTCGATTACTTAAAGCTTCATGGTGGTGTCGGCATCGACACGTTCGGCCATGATCGGCACATGAACCAACAGTTTTACAAATCAAATGAGTGGAAACGTACCCGCCAGCGTGTAATTGCTCGTGATTTAGGGTGCGATTTGGGCGTTGAGGGATTTGACATCTACGACAGCGTCTTGATACATCACATGAATCCTATGGTGCCGAAAGACATCCTAGAAGGCTCTAGTGATATTCTAGACCCTGAATACTTGATCTCAACAACTCATAGAACCCACAATGCTATACACTTCGGGGATGCAAGTCTGCTCCCTAAACCCTTTGTGCCACGGCGCAGGGGGGATACTAGGCTCTGGTAAGGAGATATTATGGTAGACAACGATAACGCAGACGTTAAGTCCGCAGTTGCATCACTAAAGAGGGCTTTCCTCAAGCACTTCGACATTAAGCTCCACTCGAAGACCGATCCTGACGACCCGCTGGTTGTGCACTTCAGCGATGAGGGTTCTGGCACTTCTGTGCAGTATGTCGGCTCTAATCGAGGTCGCTGGCTCAAGCGCACCGCCCCTAAGCACGGTTTCGAGTACTCTGGCAAGCAGGGGCGCACTCTATACGTCGGAAACGACGACCACAAGGGCCCCGGCGAAGTAGTTGACGTATCCGAGAAGGCCAAGCCTGCCCCTGAGAAGGAAGCAGAAGAGGTCGTCCCGGATAAGGTTGAGGTGGAGGAATGGAATGCCAACAACGAACAAGGTTGAGTCTTTTCTGACCAAAAACGCTATCACACCGCCAGATTCCATTGAACAAAGTGGCGTCAAGGGTATGCGATGGGGTGTTCGTCGCTCTGGAGGCGGTGGGGGAGGCGGATCTAGCGATGCAGAAAAGGTCGCTAAGCGCTCGGGAGGAGTTAAGACTTCTCGCTTCAAGAAGGCGAAAGAATCTTCTGAAGACTCCAAAGCAGCTCATGATATTCTCACGCAGGTCAAGAAAAAGGGTCTATCGTCGCTCTCTAACGACCAGATCAACAAGGTTAACGCCCGAATTCAGCTGGAGCAGAAGTTCTCGCAACTGAACCCGAAGCAGAAGAGTCTCGGACGTAAACTACTTGACCACGCCATCAAGGCGGTGTCTAACATCCCTCAAGAGAAGAAGGAACAGTACGTTAAAGCGGGCATCTCATTCCTGTTTGGGGCCGCAGCTAAGGCTGCTGGTGCTACTCCTCGTGAAGCTGCTGCTGCCACGGCTGCCGCAGGCGCTGCCGGAACAAGGGCGACTAATAACTTCCGAAAGGGGCCAAAGCCGCCCTCCGCACCCGTACGGGCTACGATGAAGCTCATCGGTGGTGGTAAAAAGACCACGCCACTGGTAAGTAGGGACTCCGCATCGTCCAAGACACACACAACTCAAACCCCTAAGGCTTCACCCAAAGGCCGAAAGATTACGCCATTAGCACCTAGGCGTAAGTAAGAGAAAGGCTTATTGTGGCACTCTCCAATACTGCAACACCCAAGTATTACGGCGAGTTCCGCGATGCTGTTCTACGGGGCGAGATACCGGTCAACCGGTACGTCACACAAGAGATGAATCGTATCGATGATTTGATTCAAGACCCACGCTATTACTATGACGATAAAGCAGTGGACGGCTTCATCTTGTATTGTGAGAATGAATTGACGCTGACCGATGGTAGCGATCTACATTTGCTAGATACTTTCAAGTTATGGTCCGAACAAATCTTCGGATGGTACTACTTTGTGGAGCGGAGTGTTTACACACCCTCGCGGGACGGCCACGGAGGTTCGTACGTCACGAAGCGGGTCCGTAAACGACTGGTAACGAAGCAATATTTGATCGTTGCACGTGGCGCGGCTAAATCGATGTATGGGGAATGCATTCAGGCGTTTTACTTGAATGTGGATACGTCGACTACACATCAAATCACGACCGCACCAACGATGAAACAGGCTGAAGAAGTTATGCAGCCTCTCCGAACTGCAGTCACGAGGGCCCGGGGCCCACTGTTTAAGTTCCTGACAGAGGGATCTTTACAGAATACGACGGGGTCCCGGGCAGGGCGTGTTAAATTGGCCTCAACCAAGAAGGGTATTGAGAACTTCTTGACGGGGTCTATCCTAGAAGTCCGACCAATGGCTATCAACAAGCTACAGGGCCTTAGGCCTAAGGTCACCACTATTGATGAGTGGTTATCTGGTGATCTGAGAGAGGATGTGGTAGGCGCGGTCGAGCAGGGTGCATCGAAGCTTGATGATTACTTGATCGTGGCCATCAGTTCTGAAGGAACCGTTCGTAACGGTAGTGGAGATACAATCAAGCTAGAACTCCACGACATTCTAAAGGGCGAATACTACGCACCCCACATTTCTATCTGGCATTACGCATTAGATGAGATTGAGGAAGTTGCCGACCCCGCTATGTGGTTGAAGGCTAACCCGAATCTGGGGAAGACCGTGACGTATGACGTGTACCAACTCGACGTAGAACGTGCTGAGAAGGTACCTGCCACACGAAACGATATTCTCGCTAAGCGATTCGGAATCCCGATGGAGGGGTATACGTACTTCTTCACATACGAGGAGACACTTCCTCATCCGAAGAGAGATTACTGGCGTCTACCTTGTGCTATGGGTGCAGACCTTTCGCAGGGTGACGACTTCTGCGCATTCACCTTCCTGTTCCCTCAATCACGAGGCGGATTTGGTGTAAAAACTCGTAGCTACATCTCATCACTAACACTGAAGAAACTTCCAGCAGCAATGCGAATCAAGTACGATGAATTCTTGCGGGAGGGCAGCCTTCACGTTCTTGAGGGAACAGTGTTGGACTTGATGGAAGTCTACGAGGACTTGGACAAGCACATACTAGAAAACGAGTACGACGTTCGAGCGTTTGGGTATGACCCTTACAACGCAAAGGAGTTCGTTACCCGTTGGGAAGGTGAGAACAGTCCGTTTGGTATTGTTAAAGTCATCCAGGGCGCCAGAACCGAGTCCGTACCACTAGGGGAACTAAAGAAGTTAAGTTCCGAAGGACTCCTCAAGTTTGACCAAGACCTCATGACATTTGCCATGGGTAACGCGATCACTATTGAGGATACTAATGGTAACCGAAAGTTGCTGAAGAAACGACAGGATCAGAAGATCGATAATGTCGCAGCAATGTTGGACGCGTACGTCGCTTACAAACTTAATAAGGAGTCGTTCGAATGACCAGAAAGGAGGTGAGTAATGGGGGAATCTTTTAGGGATCGAATTAAACACGCGTTTAATGTGTTTACTGGTCGCGAAGAAGTCGGGTCGTATAGTATAGGTCAGTCTAGTGCTGATCCACGCTCATCTCGAACTGGTAATCGCTATTCTAGCGAACGATCAATTGTCGCGTCTATCTATAACCGAATTGCTGTCGACGTTGCAGCTATCGATCTGATGCACGTTCGAGTAGACGAAAACCAGCAGTACCTTGAACCTATAGATAGTGGTCTAAGCCGTTGTCTCACAATTGAGGCGAACATAGACCAGGCTGCACGTGCTTTCCGTCAGGATCTAGTCTTAACTCTGTTTGAACAAGGAGTTCTTGCGGCTGTTCCCGTCGAAACGTCAATCAATCCGGACCTTAGTACCGGCTACGACATCAAGACTATGCGCGTTGGTACGATCGTTGCTTGGCACCCACAACATGTGCGTGTCAGACTATACGATGATCGAACTGGCGAGCGTAAAGAAGTCGTGGTCGATAAGAAGACGGTTGCAGTTGTTGAGAATCCGTTCTATAGCGTTATGAATGAACCAAACTCGACACTGCAGCGATTGACTAGGAAGCTTAGCTACCTTGATGCTATCGACAAGCAGTCCAGTTCAGGTAAGTTGGACATCATTATCCAACTACCATACGTGATCAAGTCCGAAGCACGTAGGGAACAGGCCGAGCTTCGTCGAAAGATGATTGAGGACCAGCTATCTGGTTCGCAGTATGGAATCGCATACACGGACGGCACTGAGAAGATCACACAGCTCAACCGTGCCGCGGAGAACAACCTCCTTAAGCAGGTTCAGTTCCTGACTGACCAGCTTTACTCCGAACTGGGAATCACAAAAGAGGTTATGGATGGAACAGCTGATCCACAGACCATGCTGAACTACTATAACAGAACTGTTGAGCCGGTCCTGGCCGCAATCTCAGAAGCAATGACTCGGGCATTCCTGTCTAAGACAGCAATCACTCAAGGTCAGACGCTAATGTACATCCGGGACCCGTTTAAGCTTGTTGAGGTGTCGTCCATTGCAGACATCGCTGATAAGTTTACTCGGAATGAGATCCTGTCCTCTAACGAGGTCCGTGGTCTCATCGGCTTCAAGCCTTCTAGTGACCCAGCGGCGGATGAACTCCGCAACAAGAACATTCCGGAGGCAGAAGTTGTAGTTCCACCGGAACCAAAACAAGTCACTGAAACTGTGGAAGAACCACTAATCGTTTCAGAGGGAGACAGTCAAAATGGAAGCTAATTTCACTGGCTGGGCCACTAAGAACGATCTTCTCTGTAGCGATGGTGCCACCATCCGCAAAGATGCGTTCAAGGACAACGACGGACTTCGGGTTCCGCTCGTTTGGGAGCACCAGCGTCATAACCCCGATAACATTCTAGGCCACGTCATCTTGGAACACCACGGTGACGGCGTTCGAGCCAACGGATTCTTTAACGAGACTCCCTCCGGCAAGAAGGCCCGGGAGATGGTCGAACACCAGGACCTGAACTCACTATCCATCTACGCAAACAAGCTTAAGCGTAAGGGTGGAGATGTTCTTGACGGTGTAATTAGAGAGGTCAGCCTCGTACTTGCGGGTGCTAATCCAGGAGCAGTCATCGACAACGTTCGAATTCTCCACGGCGACGGGGATTATGACGACCTAGACGATGAAGCGGTAATCACTACCGGAACCGTGCTTGAGCACGCCGATAACAATCGAGGAGGGGCCGTGGCCACAGAAACCGAAACAGACGAGAAGACTCTCTCTGAAGTATACGAGACCATGAATGAAGAGCAGCAGAACTTTGTGTCTGCAGTCCTTGGCATGGCGTTTGAAGAGAAGGCCGAAGAGGCTGCAGAAGGTGCAGTTGAAGACTCGACCATTGAACAGAGTGAAAACAGCGAGACCGAAACTATTCAACACAACCAGGAAGGAACTGAAATGGGACGAAACGTCTTTGATCAGAACAGCACGGGCACCGAGGGCGGTTCGACACTTTCCCACAGCCAGCTCTCAGAGTATGTTGCTGTTGTAGCCGCCGACGCGATCAAGGGTGGAAGCCTTCGCGAATCGATGCTTCAGCACGCTGAAGACTACGGCTCT